TTGAACTCTTGATTGTTGGTCATTGGCGTTGCCTTCACACGCCAGGTGTGCGGCAACCAGGTTTGGCTCATGCCTTCTGTGGCATAGTCAGCATCTTGTACCACATAGTATCTAGGCAAGGGCTGAGGAATAGATTGGTTCAGTGGATAGTAATCTTTCAAGTTGGGCACTTCCAACACATCACCGTTCATGATCTTGCGTCCCAGGCTGTCAATCATGTCATTGAAGTGGAACGTGATAAACAGCGTGTCGTTGTTTAGGAATAGGCCAAACTGTGTTAGGTCAAAGTCAATGTCCTGGTGATTGTAAACACCACGCATGACATAAACATCCTGATCATATATTCTGTCACGGTTTTCCAACAACAGCAAATCCTGAATGTTCAACGGATCCAGCGTGTCGTAGATGGGCTGTGTGGCATCACCGTTGCCGGAAAATGCCGAATCCTCGCCGCCGGTTTGCGGTCCCATGTATCGGTGCAGGAAAATGTCGAGGCCACCTACAGTGTATTGCTCACTTATGATGCGGTCAAGGAATTGATAATCTCGAGTCCGGTTAGGCCGGTACATGCTCAGGCGTGGAATTTTAATTCTCCTAAAATTAATTTACAATTGTCGTTGTGCCAGCGTATTAAATTTGATTGGCCACCTACAACTGTCTTACAATGTTGACATTGAAATTTAGGTTTTGGGACTTTAAGTTTTGCAAGAGTTTCTTCTGTGTGTTTCTTTCCAAAAAAGTGATTGCTCTCTCCAGTTAGTCTTACTCCAAACATGTGATTTTTGTCACCTGTGGTGGCTAATCGTTTCTCACCTTTGCGCGATTTATTGACACTAATCATAGTTTTTCTTCTAATTTCTTTGGCATCGATACTTTCATTGTCAGCACGTTTTCTAGCCGCTTGTTTTAATTTTTCTTTCCAAGACTCACTGAACTGCCTATTTTTAAGCATTACATTTAATTGAATCTTAAGGTTCTCGTATATTCTTGATGTAATTTGATATCTGGGTTGGCTAGAATTTTTGCTATGCATCATTCGCTTACAAGCATAGGCCATTTTTTTTTGATTTACTCCGGTAACCATCTTGGTAAGCAACCAATGGCAAACAAAATGCTCACGGGCAGTAAGCCTAACCAGATTGTCTATGCTATTGTTTCCTCCGAGGCTTTGGGGAACAATATGATGTTTCTCTGTATAAACATCTCGTGGCAAAATTCGAGCCCCTGCTTGCCCGACGAGTTGATTATACCAACGTGTATATTTGCTATCATTGAAGATCATGCAGTATTTATGGGCGGTTGACCATTAAATCCCAAAGTGCTATAATTACTGTATTACCACTAAAGGAGCCCCGATGAAACCCGTTCGACTGCTGAACCCCCGTAGTTCTGATACCAATGTCATGGGCGGGGAGCCTCCTTGGAAAACACAACCCACAGAAAATCGCATCAGTGCTTTAAGTAAAGCATTCTCCTGGTACAACTATTTTTACGGCAAAAAAGATGCTCGAGAAATGATTGTGAACTATTTGGAATCACAGGACCGAAAAGCAGATGTGCGCACACTAAAAAGCATTCCAGATTCAGCCATACGACTGACCACAGGTTGGTTGTGTCGCATGAAGATGGTGGGCCTGGAGTTGAGCGAAACTGAACAGATCAAACTGGACAATTTGCTGAAAGAAATACTGACCAGCAAACAAACAGAGCCAGTGGATGCCGAGCCAGCCGCAGAACTTCCGGCCCGACCCAACATACAAGATCGATTGAGAGAAAAAGTAGGTGAGTGTGCGGCCGAACTAGACGGTATGTTCGACGAGTTCATGATGGCCGGTGCCAAGATGTCGGCGGACTACAAGCCTATCATGGTGATCCGTGGCATGAATGTGGTGCCACAAATGATCAGTGAAATTGCCAATCGTTGGAAGCGCAAACTGGCAGAGTTTGAAGAAGCAGTGGAAGGCAAGGATGCGTTGTTGGCGGAAGCATACTCTTACTTGACCAAGATCCAATTGCGTAACTGTGTGAAGTTTTGCGAAGCAGTGATCAATGACTGTGGTGCTTATGTACAGATCAAGAAAGTGGAACGCAAACCACGCAAGGTCAAGACAGTACCCCCAGAGAAACGTGCGGCCAAGTTCAAACACACAGCAGAGTTTGTGGAACTCAAACTCAAAGGATTGTCTGCCGCGAGCCTGGTAGACAAGGCCGAAGCCTGGTTGTACGATACCAAAAAACGCAAGTTGATTCATGTGGTAGCAGACAGCCATACACAGGCATTTACCATAAAGAACAACAGTGTGATTGGATACAGCACTGTAGAAACGCTACAAAAAACTGTGCGTAAGCCAGCAGATGTTATCAAGGCCATACAGGCCGCAGGCAAGCCAGCGGCACGTAAGATTTACAAGGATCTGACCACTACAGAAACACCCTGGAATGCTCGTGGCACTGAGAACTTGATCATACTCAAAGCCTGGTAACTTATAAATAGGTATCTATGCATCAGATACCACACAAAGTTGAATTTTATATTACCAATGTTTGCAATTTAACCTGCGAAGATTGCAATCGATTCAACAACCATGAATTCAAGGGTTGGCAAAAGTGGAGCGATTATCGCGACACCTATGCCGAATGGAGTAAAAAAGTCAAGATCAAAGCCATCACTATCATGGGTGGTGAACCTTTTTTAAACCCCACTTTACCAGACTGGGTGCAGGGACTTAATCAATTGTTTGGGATCGAAGTACAAATACTAACCAACGGTACTAGATTTCAATTTCAACAAAATTTATATCCAACTTTGTTGTATCGGAGTCGCAGTAGCGATGCCTGTAATCATATTGGTGTAAGTTTGCATATCCCCAGTGAGTTTGAAGCGTTGGATGCAGACATTCGTGCTTTCCTTAAAGGTCCCATCATTGTCAAACCCAACGGAGACGAGCTCTGGCAGTCAGATTGCTATTATTGTGACGCCAATGGAGTAGTGGTCAATGTTTACCTACAAAATAAATTCGGATCAAGTGCAATACAATTGAATCAAGCAGGTCAGCATACTTTGTATAACAGCGATCCTGTGGTTGCCCATTCCGTTTGTAATTTTGCACAATTCAAATGCTATCATTTTATCCGTGGACAATTGTACAAATGTGGACCAGTGGCACTTTTGCCAGAATTTGATACTCAACACCCTTTTTTACTAACAGACTCAGATAAGGAATTGTTAAATTCTTACAAACCACTAACAACGGATAATTTTGACAGGTATCATGAAGAATTTTTTGATAATGTTGATAACCCAATACCCCAATGCAAATTTTGTCCTGAACACTGTAATCAAAAAACTATTTTTCCCATACGCAAAGGGTCGAAGTAATAGTATTTCAAGCCGCGGTAAATATAGCAACGGAGCTCCTTATGTCAGAACAGCAAAATACACTACCTGAGTTAAAGCAAAACCTTATTGAGTATTGCAAGTTGACCATGGGTGATCAAATCATTGATCTTGAATTAGACCCTGCACACTACGAAGCGGCATATCAACGCACAATCGGCACTTACCGCCAACGTGCCAACAACGCCTATGAAGAAGCCTATATCTTCATGGAGTTGATTCGAGACTTAAACATCTATACCTTGCCCCAAGAAGTGTATAGTGTGCGTCAAATATTCCGCAGAACATTTGGCGATTCAACAGGACCGTTTGCATCAAACTTTGATCCTTTTGCGCAGGCCTCAATCAACGTGTACCTAATGAACTTCAACGTAGCAGGCGGACTAGCCACATACGATTTTTATTCACAGTATGTTGAACTGGCCGGCCGTATGTTTGGCGCTTACATGAACTACACCTGGAATCCTGTCACAAAGAAACTGCAACTGATTCGTGATCCAAAAGGCACTGGCGAAAACGTCCTGCTTTGGGTGTACCAAACCAAACCTGAAATCCAACTGCTGAGTGACTACCAAATCAGTCAGTGGATTCGAGATTACATGGTAGGTGCTTGCAAAATGATCATTGGTGAAGCACGTGAAAAGTTCTCAACCATTGCTGGACCACAAGGTGGCGGGCAATTAAACGGTGCCGCAATGAAATCAGAAGGACAAGCCATCATGGATGCCAAAATTGAAGAACTCAAAATGTATGTGGATGCAAGTCAGCCACTAACATGGGTAATCGGTTAATTGTCCAAAATACTGATAGTCGGTTGCAGTTATGTTCACAATTTAAAATTTGATGAGCAAATCGATCATCGTCGGTACAGTATACACGGATCCCCAGGAGCAGGCAATCAG